CTTGGTGCAGTTGAATAGGTCAATCACTCGCGGATGATCCACCTTGAAGTTGTTTGAGTTATCCAGCCCAATAATAACAGCGTGATGTTTTGGGTAAGCCTCAAGCAACGCCAGCACCGCCTCCTGCCCCATCGTTGGCGGGTAGGTACGGGTCGGACCAGAACTGCTAACGTGGTAGGCAAAGAACGGACTAGGCAACGGCCACTTGCCCATTGTCTTTAGCTCTTCATGGTCTGGCTCGATGAGATGTAGAACTGGCTTACAATACTTCGCCATTGTCTTCTCATCCCATACACCCATCCACTCGTAGATCCGCTGGTAGCAGTTACCAGGACCAGTGCCTAGCTTCGTGTTGCCCACCTGCCCGCTGAACAGATCGTCAGTTGGAACGTGCGCATCGAAAGAATCCCAAGCCTCCAGCGAGGATGGCAACGGCCACAGCTTTGCACCCAGCCCAGCGTAGAGAGGCAGATTGCGAGCAGGTGCGTAAACCTCCACAACCCCACCCGACTCCTGCACCAAGTAGTTGACGAAGGCAGTAGCGATGATCGCATCACCAATTGCCCCAGCGCGGTACACGGCTGTTGCCCCACCAGCAGCGCGCCCTTTGTAGTAAGGCTTGATCTTGTGTGGGCAAGGAATTGAATCGTCCCAGGTTGGTCCAGTTAGCTCATCGGGCAGAACATAGGTGGTGCGCGGGTAGAGCATATTGTCATCTACTTTGTGAATTGCGTTTGTGTTATTTGTCCATAGTTTCATTTGTTATCCTCCATTATTTTGTTGATACATCTGATGATTTCTGACGCGACTTGCGGGACGATGGCGTTACCCAATCCTTTAAGTCGGTGTGACCTATTGGGTATCCCATTAGCCACTCGACCCACGTTGGGTTCAGCGAGCCAGATTGCTCCTTCAGATAAACAGCCATTTGTATGTCCATTTGCCTTCCCTTGTTCATTCTGTTTTCCCAATAGGCTTTCTCCGTACTGTGCTTTTCCAAGCCCGCTGTTGGTGTCGGCCACATTCTCACGGCTGTCTGAAGAGTTGCTCCCCATCTCGTTCCGTTGGCTGATGTCCTCGTCTTTCCGTCCTCGGACACAGCCCCACTCCTTGCTCCCGTGTGCGCCCCTCTCGGACAGGCTGACGGAGTCGGCCACATCTGAGGATGCACAACTTGCTCCCGAAGATTCCCACTCCTTGACCTTCCCTCTCTGTTCTTCTGATTGGTCGAGCAATCCTCCGCTTGTCTTGGAGGCAGTGAGTCCATCGAGTTTGGAGTGGCCCACAATCCAAACCCTGTCTCTTCTGTGTGGCGCGTCAACGGCGCAAGCTGGAACAATGATCGGTTCGACTTCGTAACCTTGACCTTCCAGATCAGCGCACACCTGGTCGAGTGCCAGGTTGACGATCCCAGCAACATTCTCACCAATGATCCAAGCGGGCTTTGCTTCTTGTATAACTCGCAACATTTCAGGCCAGAGGTAACGGTTGTCATCCTTGCCTCGTTGCTTCCCTGCGACTGAGAATGGTTGGCATGGGAATCCGCCTGTGAGAAGAGTGACTCCTGCGTATAGCTCGCCTCGTACTTCGCGGATGTCTTTGTGACACGGGACTTCGGGCCAATGCTTTTTGAGGACTGCTTGTGCGTAGGGTTCGTTGTCACAGAAGCCAACGGTTCTATATCCATTCCACTTTGCTGCCAAGGCAAATCCTCCGATCCCGCTAAATAAGTCGAGGTGGGTTTTTTCATTCATACGCTCTGCATCTGGTAAGCGTGGTCAACCAATTCCCTAACGCATTTGGAATACTCTTCCTCTGCACTGCTGTAGCAAAATATCTCAGTCCTAAACCCACCAGCCTCTAGCCACAGCTTCCATCTCAAGTTCTGCTCATCCCACTCCTTCTTCACCTGCATCGCCAGCTCATCCTTGCTTTTCATTCTTCACCCACCACTTCCTTGCACACCAAGCTGGCTGCATCCACCATCGTTATAATCTGGATCATATCTATCGCGTGTCCGTGAGTCGCGCGATCCCTCTCAACTGCAAGCTTATTGCGTGCAATGAGAAGGATCTCGCGCGCCCACTTGAGGCGATCTTTAGCCTCGACTTGCATTACGAACCAGACCGCATCCGAAACTTGCGTGGCTTACTCTTGCCTGCTGCGGATAGGGCAATGGCAATCATCTGCTCGCGTGAGCGAGGCTTACCGCCTGCTCCACGCTCGCTACCCTTCTTGCGGTTATCCCTAGCCAACTCACTCATATTCTTCGATACGTCTTTACCTAATGGCATATTCTGTTTTCCTTTCTGTTTATGGTTGTTCCGTCTTGTGAAGATCGTAGTAAAAAGAATCTGTATCCTCCGTCACCCACTTGTCACTCTGATTCTCTACAGATGGCAGGTCAGTATCAACTCGAAACTGCTTGAGGTTATCTGGCAACTTCTTAGTAACCCAATTGCTGTCCCGCCAGAAAATGCGGTTGTTGGGCATACACATTAAGTAGCCATCGTCACCCGCAAAGACATGACCACATTTATAGTCAGATGGCTCATCGCTGTAGGGATTGTTAAACCAATCAACTGTGAATAGGTATGTACCCCATACCTTGGTCGCATCCCGTAGTAGTATCTTTGCGCGATGGTAGGCTAGGAAGCTGTACTCGGTCACGGCTACATTCTCGGAGAAGCAATCCCAAAGCTGTTTGTAGTTGAATGGGATGTCGGCCTCTGGCTCGTGAGTGTATATCTCCGATAGGGGTACTCGACTCCGCAGCATTCCAGAGTCGGTCATAACGTGGAAGGTTAGGATCGCCCCAGCGCAAGACTGCAAGGCGAACACATAGACGTTGTAGAACTCTGTGTCCGACTCGTTCTTGGTGAAAAACGACTTCCTCACCATAGCCTTGAAGCTAGGGATGTTCTCGTTGAGCGTTGCCATTATCGCCAAGCAGGTCCAGTAAACCAAGCCACCAACACCCAGCGTGTTCCCCAGATAGGCGCGCGCGCCCTATGCTCGATGTAAGATGGAAACCAGCAACCTGCTCCTTGCTCGCGGATAAACTTGGCGTTCTCAACGTCAACCTTAACCTGCAAGCCACCACCCAGATACTCGGATGGATCAGAAAGATTAACCACAGCAGTCAGCTTGCGCACTGGTGCTTCGGATGTGTAGGTATCGAAGTGCCACCAAAACCTCTGCAACGGATTATACTTTAGAATCTGTAACTGCTGCACGCCAGTAATATCAATGCGCCAATGCTCTGCGTTAATTGCATCGGTAAGCTCCCGCATAATGTTATAGATCCAGTTATTATGCTTGGCATAAGGAATCCAACACGAACTACAAGTTCTGGCAAACGATCTTCTTGATGTTCCGTCCTTCTTAAATACAGTTGCACGCTTCATCCCGATCACTTCCGCATCCTGGCGCAACATCTCGCACTGCGTCTTGGTTAGGACGTAGCGATCTACGGCTGCTGTCAATACCTTCTGCTTAAACTCACTCATTTGAGTTCCTCGCATAGCTCCAGTAACGCCTTATTCAGCGCGTACTCGAAGCAAGCCATCTTATCTTTAGCCAAGTGCTGACGGCCAGCCTTTGCCAACGCCTCGTAAAGATCATCGTCAACATCAAGCATTACCCTTACAGCTTTTTGCTCTAATGTTTTTACCAGAGTTATCTTTCTGTCTTTCTTTTTCATAGGTCCAATTCCTTTCTTATGTAGTCAATCAGTTTAAAGATGATGTACAACGCACAGTAGATTGCCGACAATGTCATCGAACTGTAAAGCACAAACCAACCGATTACCCAAACAACTCCAGCAAGATCAAGTAGGCAGAACATAGTCGTTTTCCTTTAGTTTCCGTAGCAACGTGCGGTTATCGATCTGCACCCCGCTTGCCCTGCACCACCAAGAGACAACACCCGTCTTAAAATCACGCAGTAGCTTCTGAACCTCGTGCGAGTTCTTGTACTCCAAGGCATCATTGAGTGGCACGCCTGTGTGATCCTTAACAATCTTCATGCCCTTAACCATCCCTCGCTTGCGTAGCATTCGCAGGTCGCGGATGGCTTGGAGTGCAACCTCCCCAGCCAACTGCTGCACCCTGTCATCGTAATCACCGCGACATAGTTGGGTCGATCTCAACGGCCTAGCTCCACCAACTTCGCTTCGTCAGCTTTGATCTGGTTAGCTAACTTGGTTAGATCGTTTGACTGCCCAGCGTAATGAATAATCATCGCATCCTTGTAGCGGTCCAGCCCAAAATGCGACTCCACGCTGGTCATGCAATTGAAGGATGGGTCAAGCTCGGTCAGCGGGATGTTCCACAGGTGCGCCATCACGTTGAGCCAAGTCTGCTCGGCAAAGTGATTTGGGTGCAGGCCAATGGGTGGCATCGATAAGATACCAACGGCCTTGGTATGAACTACAAAAACGCCAGTGTTGACATAAAACTTAGGCTCAATCACTCCGCCGAATGCACCAGCCAGCTTTACCATATCTGGCTTGCGATCCAAGTAAGCTCCTTCGTCAAAGGCACAGAACACGCCAGCGTCATCGGATAGCTTGGGGCAATCGTTTGCAATCAGAACGTCAGCGTCAACGAATGTCACCTGGTCGTAGCCTTTGGTTGCCATGATGTTTCCAATGGCAGACTTAGAGTATTGCGCTGGATGCGTGAGAGGCTTGTCGATCAGAATGAAGTCAGTGCTATGGCGTTTGCAGTACGCCTCCATCCTCGGCCTAGTCAGATCAATAATCTTCTGCCAATCCTCACCGAACGATTGAGTTACTAATGCTTGTTTCATTTTACGTTCTTCCATATTTTGCCGTGTTCATCCAGCTCGGATGACCAGATCATCATCTTGTTGTAGATACTGTAGGCGTAGCCAAACCTCATCAGCGTGAGGCTAATCAGATCACCGACCTGATAACAGATCCAAGACAAGGCCAACTTCATTTGTCGTTACAGTCGTAGTCTTCCCAAGTATATTTCCAGCAGGCTTCGACTGCTTCATCCCTTGAGGCATAGGTATCAAAGTGCGACCAATCCTCTTCGTTGCCTTCGCCAGCTTCGTCTATGTAAACCGCCCACTCTGGCTTGCCGTCTTCGTCCAACTCTTTCTTAATCCATCTCATAATCTTGTTACCTCTTTCTTTATTTGTGCCAACGTGAACAAGCATCGTACCAGCGCGCGCTCAAGATGGTCAACACTTGTTTCACCGTTATTATCTGGACAAGGCGATGACTTATGCAACTGCATCTGCGCCGTGGCTAGGTGACGAACGGCTCTGGCAATATGGTAATCGTGAGTAGGCCGATCCTTCTCCAGCCAATCGCCGTAACCAGACTTATCTGATCCCTTGCCCATCACGCGCCAGACTATCTCCTGCGCAGCGTTTCCCATCTCTTGAATTGTTGGTGCGGTCATTTTGCTAAACTCCTATAGAATTGATCGAGTAACGACTCTAGCCATAAGACATCTGCTGGGTCGATCATAACTTCATCCCTGGGGGCGTGTAGCCCTTAACCCAAGCCCATACTTTCTGCATGGCGCAGAAGGCAATACCAGCTTGGTAGAGTTCATCTTCGTCCCACACCTTCGTCATCAGCTTGGTAGCATCGTTTGATGCTAGGACCACCGACACGCAGGCTGCCTTGGGATTCTCGCTCGCGTTTCGGTATGCCCAAAGCTGGGCGCAATCCGTATCGTAGAAAGGATCGTACTTAGGATTAACCTTGCGATTCTTTAGGTCGATGATAGCGTCACCAACACCCCGTAACTTAACGTAGGCATCACACCTGCCCGCATACCCTCCGCCGACAAGACCCTTTTCGCACCAGTAGGTTTTCTCAATGTTTGCATCGGCCCACTTCTTAAAGGTTTCGATGTACGGAGCAAGTGTTTCATCTCTGGATACGGCTCTTCCAAGGAGGATGTTTTCCATTTCCGTGTGCATTTTCGTGCCGTGTTCAGCTGCCTTCGTTGTTGACTCTTTAGAGTCCTTAACCACTCTTCGAGCGTAGGTTTCGAGCGTTTCATCTGCCTCCTTCGGAAGTGTGAGCGAGGACATAATGGCCTGCTCGATCTTCCACGCCGTCAATTGCGGCTT